TACTCTAAAGTACAATTTTTATATTCTTCAAATATATCTCGTCCACTAAATTCATACTCTAATAATCTTCCTATTTCGGGAGCATGGAACTTTATCATTTTAAATAAGTTTATTAATTCTCTATCAACATCATTTATAACCTCAATTTTACTTGCTTCTTTCCCAAAATACACCCATCCAGCTCCAAAGAATAATTCAATATAACATATATGCTCTGGTATCATTTCTATTATAGTTTTTCTTAGCTTTGATTTTCCTCCAACTCTACATATAGGTGGTTTCAACATAATATTCCTCCTTTCATTTGTTTATTTGACTATATCATATTTTTCCTAAAAAAATATAAAATGTGAATATTTTTCACACTTTAATGAAAGGAGTTGACTTTTAAGTGAATATATGTTATGTAAACGAAAATTTATTTAATCTAAGAAATTATTTTAACTATTCACAATCTTATGTTTCAGATTCTCTGCATATTGATAGGACACTTTTAAGTAAATATGAACATGGCATATCAATACCTACTTTACCTATATTAATTAAACTAGCAAGTTTCTATGGCGTTAGTGTTGATTATTTATTAACTAAACACTATAATTATTAATTCATTTCTATTATTCAGCAATATTTTTATATTGCTGTCTTAAAATTCTATTTACTTTTTTCATAAAAAAATAACACCCAACTATATATCGGGTGTTATCTTTTTGGTTTTTAATAGTTATATTTTATATTAAAGTATTAAGGGCTTAACTTTTGACATTATTTTATAAAATGTATATATCTAATCAATCATCAAATGGGAACAGCACATAGGTGCTGTCTTAATAATTTGTTTTCTGAATGAAATATCTTTAACCTTTATCTACCGTATTTATTTTATTATTTTATATAAAAACAGCCCTTTTGGGCTAGGAGTTACGGAACCAATATAAAGACTTCAGTAAATGCTTTATTTGCATCATTAGAAATTTTTTTTAATTGTTCTAATCTGATATTCTCCAAATTTATATGATCCCAAAGTTTATAAATACTTTTCTTTATATCTTCATTTTCTATTTTATCTTTTATATCCTTAATTTTACTAGATAAAAAATCTCTTCCTTCATCATCTTTTATAGAAAATAAAGCATGTGTTATTTGGGAATACTCATGCCTATAATTGTCTGAATATATTTCTTCAAATTCTATTTTATATTTATTAAGATTATCCTCGTCTAAATTAGTATCCTTTGACAATCTGCATATTAAATCTTTTAATTTTGCGTCCTTATCCAATTTAACTTCCCTACTTTTCCATAAAATACTTCTTCATAATTTCTATTCCAATTTCTTTCTTTTCTCCTTCTTCATAAGATTCTAACCAAGGAAATTCTTTATGAGTTTCTTCAACAAGTTTCCATGCACTTAAAAGACTTTTCTCCTCTATAATTGGATCTATTATCTCTTTTATCTCTTTTTGTATTGTTGGTTCACTCTGTTTTATATTTATATCGCTTGATGAATATCCATTAAATTTAAAATATACATCTGGAACAACAGGTCCATATTGCCATGCACTTATTTCGTTATTAAATAATTTTATTCCTCTTGTCTTTTTTATAAATCCACCTTGAACATAATATAGTATTTTTTGTAGTTGTAAATTTGTAATGGGTCTATTTAAGTCGATACATTTATTAATTATATATGCAGCTATTTCATTTGCATCAAACATACTATATCACCTCTCTTTAATATTTTTACTTTATTATATAATATATTTACACTTTTGTTAATTAAATAGTTAAATTTATACCTATAAAATTATATTTAATCTTGTCAATATAATAATAAAAGGTCTATTTCTTTTGCCATATCTAAAGTTATCTCATAATCTTCTAAAGTTCTACTAACCTGTCTATTACCTTCTTTTCGAACTTGGTCAAAAATGACCGGGTTGAAATCTATATTTTCTTCAAATCCATATTCGCACATTCTAGGAAACCAATGTCTAAACTCTGTTTTAACTTCTAAAAACTCATGTAATTCTCTTGCGCTTAATGTTATATTTTCACTATTTGCATTTATATTAATTAAACGCTCTAAATTTCTCATAACACATAAACCTCCATTACTATTTTTACCTTTGTAAAGTAAAAAGCTAGTAAGTAAGATTTCTCCTACCTACTAGATCTTTAAATTATAATTTATTCTATTTTATATTTATTTAGTCAATATCTTTCTTCCAATAGCATTTAATGGAGCTGAAAGTTTTATAGCAATTTCATCATGGCCTAAATTGTTTGGATGTACTCCATCTTGTCCATAAGTTGTTTTATCTTCTTCTACTAATAGATTGAATTTAACTAAATCTTGTAGATCTATTACAGGTATCTTATAATATGCAGCTACTTCTCTTATTACTTTTCTATAATCCTCCATTGTAAGGCCTAATGAATTTTTACCACCAGGGATATTATCATTAATAGCATTTAATGGTGTAATAGCAACTATTGTACTGTTTGGATATTTTTCTTTTAATCCTTTATATAGAGTTTGTAGTGCTCCATAGAAAGTCGTTTTATCTAAATTACTTTCATCTTTGCTAAATACACCTAATTTAACATTATTTGAAAGGTCATTTGTTGCACCCATTACTACAATAAAATCTGCATTATCACCCATTGTGCTAAACCTATCAACCATAGGATTTTTTGCTTCTACAGTAGCTATTGTACTACCACTAATACCATAATTTATTACATTAGTGAAACCACAATAATCTTGTAATTGGTTAACCCACGGATTGGATAATTGTTTACCTAAATTAGCAGGATCAGGATTATACCCATAAGTAATAGAATCCCCTAAGAAAATTGCTTTTTTATTAAACCAAGGCATCCTTCTAATAGCTACTACACTTGGTACTTGTTTGCTTTCAATATACTTAATATTGCTTTTTGCACCTGCAGCAAAGTCTCTTATTGTATCAGTTATATCATATATAATCCCATCTATTTCTACAGAAATTTCATGTAAATCAATAGCATGGTTATAATCTCCTGCAGCATCATTTACACTATCACCTTTATACAACATTATAAAAGGTTTTAAATATCTGCAAGTATTCAAATTTACATTGTTTCCATTTGCAACATAATTTACTTCTATAATATATTCTCGACCTGCTGCAATACCATTAGATTTATTAGTATATAAATCAGTATAATCTGCTTTATATCCACTTATATCATTTCTAGCTTTAGAGTTATTCGCAAATAGTCTTGCACTAATAGAAGTAGGTAAGTGTGTTCCTTCTCTTAAAGTAAATCTAAATTTAACCTTAGCACTTGTAATTTTTTTATCTTCTCCTAAATCATAAATAGCACTAAAGAAATTTGCATTATTTGAACCACTATTTAAAGTACATCTATAAAAAACATTAGCTCTTGATGATGATCCACCACCTATATTTCCACCATTTAAAATAATATCATATATTATTTTTTCTTTTCTTGTAATTGGTGGAGGTAATTTATCTATATCTCCTCCGATGACTAAATACCTTATATAATGTTCCATAGTAGATACTGCTTCTAATTCTATATTCTCATTACTCATATTTTAAATTCCTCCATTTCCTTACTGAAAATTTTATTAAAAAAGAGACTAGAATTTCTTCTAATCTCTTGAATTTTTTATTTTACACAAATGTTCCCCACACTTCTTTGTTAATTAAATCTCTAACTGGCATATATCTTCTTACTCCAGTGCTTAAACTTATCCAAGATATATATACATATTTATTAGTTATAACAACATAATCATAATTAACTGTCTCGCCATAGTAATATTGCCCTTGAATAGGGTTAGATGTTGATATTAAATGATTATTTCTAAAATTAATTGCATCAACTGTACAAGTGAATACTCCTGTTTCAGGATACTCTTTAGTTTTATATTCTCCACTAGTTGATGCTTCTGATTGTATTGTTGCTTGTTTTGTTTCTGTAATAGTTACTGTAGCTTCATTTAATTCTGCTTGTACCATATTTAAGAATCTTCGCCATCCCATATCTAAAGTTCTATGAGGACAATATTTCCCACTAAAGTCTTGATGTTTCTTAACTCTGTTTATTCCCCATCCATATTGTTTTAGTAATGCTGCAACTTCTTTAGCTGCTCTCTTTTCTGCATTTATAAATCTTTCTCCACCACTTAAGCTATAACATATTTCTACTGCTATATAATTTCTATTTCCTTTTCCATTTCCACCGTCTCCACTATGCCACGCATTACGATTAAACGGAATACATTGAATAGCCTCTCTATCATCTACAGCTACATGAAAAGATGTTTCTGATTTGTTACTTACTCTTGCTAAATTATCTCTTTCATTCTTCGCTGAAGCATCATTTGCAGAGTTGTGTATACATACTCCGATTGGTGTCATTGAATAAGGACACTTTGTTGGATATTGATATTCTGGTATTAAATTTTTAATTAATGACATATTATCGCCTCTTTCATTATTTAATTGTTGAATTTATGATATTCAAAATTTAATTGTTGAATAATTACATTACTGGAGCATTACTAACAGTTTCTGTATTTACTACTGGCTCCAATACTGTGGGTTGATTTTCTTCTGCAGGTATAACTCCTGAAATTATATTTAGCTTATTTTTCAAATCATTATTTTCCTGTATTAGCTTACTATTATCTTCTTGTATCTTTTTAACTTCTTCTTTGAAAGTATCTTTAAATAAAGCTTCTCTACCTCTATTAATTTCACCAGCTATTGCTTGACGTATTTCTGCTATTTGTTTTTCAGTAAGAATTGGGAATTTTTCTAATAATAACTTATCAAACATCTCTGCTTTAGTTCCAATAAACTTATTTAAGTTTTCAGTTACTCTGAATTCTTCTTCTACTATGTTCCAGGCTTTCATAGCAAATTCTAATATTTCCTTATTCTTATCTGAGTTTAATTGTTGTTCTGCAACTTCTTTCTTCTTAGAAATATACTCAACAGCTTCATTTCCAATTTTCTTTATTATTGTTACTAATATTGCTGTTAATACTACTCCTATAGTTGGTAATACTTGTGGTAAAATTTCACTTATTAAAAATTCTTTCATAATTTATACATCTCCTTCTATATTATCTATTCTTTTATGAGCTGATTTTAAACTAGCCTCATTTTTTATAACTCTTTCTTTAAGCTCCTGTATATCTCTTTGTTGTGCCTTAATATCTATTCTTATATCGTCAACTCCCTTTGATATATAATCTAACTTTGCTTTTGTTTCAGCTTCTTCTTTTGTATCCGCTCTAATATCTTTATTACTTTTTCTTTGTAATGTTATTAGTGCGACTACAAACCCACCTATAGTACATAGCACCTGAATACTTATATTCTCCATTTTCTTTTATCTCCTTTCTTTATTTTTGTTTATAAAAAAAGAACTTACTAAAATATCAGTAAGCTCTTAATTTGCTTTATTTTCTCTGTTTAATAAGAAAGTATTTATTTTATTTATACACTCCTTAATTCCTACATCTAATATGATACATGTAGCTCTTTTATTAGATGTGACTAATGTTCCATTATCATCAATTTCACTATAAGTATAACTGACTCTTTCCCCTTCAGCTGTTGTATGTGATGTAAAACTTGTTATTTTTTTAATCATTTTCTAACATCTCCTTCTCATAATCAGTTAAGTAGTTAATAGCTAACTCCTCAACTATACTTTCTTCCTTTTCTTCAGCTTTAAATCCATCTAAAATTTCTATAATCTCTCTTTCTAATCTATCTGTTTCATATCCTTTTTGTTTTACAACAAATCTCCAAGCAAACTTTAAATTCGGTGTACCATTTATTAAAAAGTAATTTTCTTTTCTTTCTGATACAAATATTTCACCTTCCCCGTATTTTTGTAAAAATACTTGATAATCACATTTAGTATTTATTGTTTCTTGCATTATTGGATCTATGAATATATAGCATAACCCCTCACTATCAATTACTCCTTCTCCAATATCTTCAAAAACAGGCTCAGGAGTTTCTAAAGCATTAAGTCTTACACCATCAAAGTTTTCTGTTGGTACAACTCTTGTTTTAGTTCCAGAACACTTTATATTACCCCAAACGTACATACCATCAGAATTAAATCTAGCTAAACTAATATAGTTATTTATATCACCAGTGGACATATATCCTATAACTATGCTGTTATAAGCTTGGTTACCTAATATCATAAAATTATTACTAGTTGCTACATCTATTCTTGCTAATGGTATCTTTCTATCATTTCCAGTAAAGTCTATATTAGTATAATCAAACATTCCAATATCATCTAAGAATCCAGCTCGTGCTATACCGCCAAGTCCAGTTTTAGTGTCATCTATCTCAAACACTGAAACTCCTGAAGTTGCTGTTGTTTGATACCCCAAGCTAAGTATATTTCCTGTATCTGCCTTTAAAGAAACCATACCTCTGCCATTACTATTTTTAGTACTACTTCCAAGCCTTCCAACTAAATCACCATCTCTAGTCCAATCATATATGTTTATATTGTTATTTTGTATCTCAATACTTTTATATCCAGTATTAACAGCATATTGTTCAAATATTCCTTTTATAGTTATATTACCATCTTTATCACCTTTAATAACATCTAAGCCTGCATTATTTTTAATTGTGATAGCACCATTATATATAGTAACTCCACTTGCATCTATTGTAGTGTTACCTGAATATATTTCGTCAGGGTGAGGACTCCAAGATAACGCTATATCACCTTCATTTATCATTACATCTGTTATCCATGAGTAAGCATCATTTTCTGTGGTAAAATGAATAAAATTAATGTTAATCTGATGATTATCTCCAGTATTGAAAGTCTGAGTTATTCTAGTCCAATTGTTTCGGTTTTTTCCACCCTCACCAGGTAAATAATCTTTAGTTGTAATTATATCCCATTCATTACCTCTTATATAATGTCCCATCTTAGTTACTCTATGTGCTGCAACTAAGTAAGATAAAGTATAAGTTGTATTCCTCTTAACCTTAAATTTTTGTGAATCCACTCTAAACTCTCCAGATGTATTATTTGTACTTCTCATACATAAAGCATAAGTACCATCTAATACCCACTCACTTGATTCATTTACAATTTCAATACTTCTATTCGTTCCATTAGGGTTATATAAGCCTTCATGCCAACCAGTTAATCCATTTTTAAATCCACCATTTTTAACAAGATTATATCCTCCACTGCTGCTAAATGATAGCTTAAGTTGATTATTATTTAACTCCATACTCGCTGTAGTTGCATAGCTTAGCAATTTAGTATCTGTTGCATTATTTGCACTAAGTATAGCTTCATCTTTAGCATTATTAATTGTAGATTGAACTGTATTTATTATTGCAGTATCTGTTATCTTTTGTTCTGCACTAGATATACGAGCATCTAAACTATTTAAATTATTATTTGTTGCATCTAATTCTGTTTTATTTATATAAGTAGAACTTACTGTAGTTTTAAAACCTTCTAGGTTCTGTTCTAGCTTTGAATATTTAGTATCAACTGTAGTAACTTGGCCACTTAGATTATTTATACTTCCTTCTAAGTTGCTTATATTTGTAGTATGACTTGCTACTGTTGTATTAATTCCATTTACAGTTGCTTCTATATTAGTGTATTGATCCTTTAGTGTAGTAATCTCACCTTTGTTTATTGCACTCTCACTAATTAATGTATTTATTTGTCCTTGAACTACTGAAATAGATGTTGTATTAGAAATTATTTCCTCTTCTAAATCTTCAGGAGCTTTAGAATAAGTAGGATTTTTAGCACTACCTATCTCAACTTTCACATTTTTTACAACTGGAATATTTCCTGTATTATACTCTCCGTAAAATGCTAAGTAAGCTGATGTTTCTGTCCCATTTTGAAGTTCTGGTGTAACTGTAATACTATATCTTTCATATTCAGTTGTTACAGTTATAGGATTATGACCTATATAATATTTTGAATCACTACCATTTTGACAATATACTTGAATACTTGATTTATTAGTTATATCTTTACTCTTTAAATCAAAAGATATTGTATATTCTATTAATCCATACTTATCTATTATAGGAGCTATATCTGCATATTGAACAAATTCTTTAGTATTAGTTTTTTCTACAGCTGAATCTCTTAATAAGTTCCTATTCTCTTTTGTTTCTACATTAGTCTTAAGAGAATTAAAACTTAACTCTAAACTTTGTCCTGTAGTATCTAGAGCTACTTTAGAAGCTTGTATTAATGTTACATTAGTATCTTTATTAAACTCACTAATTAAACTACTTATATTAATCTTAGATCCTGCTATATTAGCTGTATCTGAAACCATATCATCACGAATAATTTTAGTTTTAATACCATCAGCTTTTAATCCTGTTGCATCAAACATCAGCTTACCATTAGAATCCCAAATATACATATTATAATCATCAGTAGCATCTTTACCTATTTGCACTCTAACTCTATTGTCATCTTTTATTTGAATAGTATTATCTTTAATTAATAAATTTCCATTACTTCCTTTTATATTTACTAAATTAGAATTTATTACCCCAGAATTAAGTTTATTAGCACTAATAGTATCTAACATAGCATCTTTAATAACAGCATTTGCTATAGTTGTATTGCCTGATGTTACATTTAAAAACTGAGCATTTTCTCCACTTATAAATCTAGCAAGAAGTGTTTGTAAATCTAGTATTCCTCCACTAGCTGTTTCAAATTTAATATTTTTAGCTTCTAAGTTTACTGCTTGGAGTTCACCTACATAAAGTTTTTTAAAAACATTCTCTGCAATTCTTTCTGTATTACTTGTTGTTCTTCCAGAGCTAGAAAAACTATTTTTATTTTTATTTTCTCCTTTTGCTCCTATTTCAGATGTTAAACCTCCTGTATAAGTAAACTTTTGACTTAATATAGGATGCTTTCTTACTTCATCTTTCTTATCCGTTATGGTTACTATATCTCCTAAATCTAAACTTAAATCTCCTTGCCATTTCATGGTATAGCCTAAATATTCAAATCCAACTAATTTATTATAAATCTCCGTGAGGATTGAATCATTAACCCATGGATTTTCAAATTGAAGTTCCATAGAATTTACTCCTAAGTCACCTTTACTTAAAACCTCTTCTCCTGTCTTACATGAAACTTTACCTATTTTATATTTAGTTTCTTCTCTTTTGTAATCTCCAATAAAATAATTATCTGTGGTAATGCTATAATTTGCTTCAATTGGTGTAGTTATAGTAAACTTTCCATCTCTTGTTATATGTGCATTTCCTCCACAAATTGAAGCAACATACCCTAAGACTTCTCTACAAGTATAACCTTCTAAATTCTTAACTGTATATCCAGGTAAAGTTCCTGTAAATTCAACTCCAGTTATTCTAGTTAATTCACTTACTACTTGTTGTAATGTTAAAGTTTCGCCTAAGTCTGTAAAAAATACATATTCAAATTTTATCATATTATCATATGCAGTTATTTTTGTCGTATAGTCACTTTTTTCAATATCATCTATATTATATATACCAATAGGAATATACTCTATTTGTGAACCTACACCTAATCCTATCTCTACTTTTATGGTGCTAGTGCCATAAATGACCTCTTCAGTATTTAATAATATTAAATCTAGTGTTTGACTATTAGTATTACCTATCGAAAAACCATCAGAAGATTGTAAGCTTCCATCTATTACAATATCAACAATGTCTCTATTTTCATAAACTTTATCTAGTATAGTAACTTTACATTCAAATGCTCTTGAAGCTTCTTTAATAGCAGCTTTATATTCTGAACTTGTTGTATAAATTTTGTATCCCTCCTTTCTTAAATTTTAGAAGGATCTATTTAATCATATAATCTATAAGCATTAACTCCAAAGGAGTAATATTTATATCTACATTAGTACTTTCTAAATCTATTAAATGTATATCTACTTCTGTTTCTATTTCTAGAATTTCCTTTAACTCTTTATTGAAATTATCAATATTAAGTATGTTAATAGTTCCATCTTCTTTAGTTTTTAAATTACCTTCCTTATCTTTTTCTCCATACTTTTCAATTAACTTTTGCCTTTCCTTGTTATAAGCAACTAACTCTCTATCTATATTAGTTATATTCTTAGAAAAAGCATAACTAAGTTTAATAGGTAATTCCATATTTGTTAATTTACTAAGAACGTCTATACTATTTACTAACTTTTCATTACTTAATTTCATTTATACCTGCCCCTTATATCCATTAATATTCATTTTCCCTTTAACAATAAGTCCATCACTATTAATTTTTACTATAGACTCTGTACTATCTAAGAAATTTTTGTAAACTTCTTTTCCATCTATATTAAAATTAATTTTTTTAGTATTATTAAAAGCTTCAAGTTCTGATACCTTATTCTTAAGGTTAGCTACTTCGCCATTTAATACTTCAATCATAGTTAATAATGTCTTCTTTCTTAAGAACATAATATTCCTCCTTACTTTTCTATAAAATTCATTTTAAGACCTTGCCATTTAATCTCGCCATTTACAAATTGATATGCTGGAGCTGTTCTATCTCCAACATACATTGTTTTAGTTATCATTCCACCCATTGGATCAGGGAAAATAACTGTAAAAAAAACATCACTTACAGAATTAAGTAATGTTTGTATCTCTGTCTGAGTTAATGGGCCCCATTCTAAATTTAATTTTCTCTTTACAGCAATTCTATCTCTAATAAGCTCTCCTTTTGCATTTCTGTTAGATTCTCCATCTAAATCAGACACAGTTACTTCATATGTTTTAGGGGTAGCTATTTGTACCCCATTTATACTTATCATACTACCCCTCCTATGTTGGTATTACTGTTATATTTCCTTGTCTTTGCATTTTTCTAAGTTGCTTAAGTGCTACTTTACCTATTGTACTTCCATCTATTTGTAATATTATATTTCCACTTCCTAATCCACTACTAACATCTTTTGCTCCCATTTCTCCTAATAATAAACCAGCTAACTCTCTTAAGCCCCCCTTATTATTTTCTAAAGGAACAACAGCCTCTTTCCCAGCTTCTCCTACCATTGCTAAAGTTGGACTATCTATAATACCACCTTTGGCTAGTTTCGGAATTTTAGGAATAGTAGAAATGCTCACTCCTGGTACTTTGTTTATTGTCTTAATCATAGAATTAATTCCTGATATAGCTGAATTAATCATATCTATTATTATGTTTAATGGCCATTTAACTATTCCTATTAATCCATAAAATATTCCTCTAAAAATATCAATTATTCCTTGCCAAGCTCTAGACCAATTACCAGTAAAAACTCCTGATATAAAATCTATCACTCCACCAAAAATTCTTAACAATCCTTTTATAATATCAGCTATCACAGCTATTGCTGTACCTATTGAATCTACAATTAAATTAAATGCTGAAACAAAAATTGGTGATAATACATCTATTAAAAATTTAACTATTGGACTTATAAACTTATTCCATATTTCGAGTACACCATTAACTAACTTCATTATAAATTTTCCTAATTCCTCTACTACTCCATTTAAATGATTATCCCATAACCATTTAAGCATTTCTAATGCATTAGTGATAATTGGTTTTATTACGCCTTCCCATATAGTTACTATTATATTTTGAATACTTGCCATAAATCCCTTTAGATTATCAATTAATCTTTGGCCATAAGTTTCCCATAAGCTTTTTAATATATTACCTATGTCTGTCATAACAGTGCTAATAAATTCTTTTATACTATTCCATACTTCTATAACAGAGTTTCTGAAATTTTCATTAGTCTGCCATAAATAAACTATATTTCCTACTAGAATTCCTATTAATGCAGCTATAGCAACTATAGGCCAACTTATACCACCTATTGCATATCCTAAAGCATAAAAAGCTAATTGTAATCCTTCTAGTATTGATGTCCAATTAGACATTAATAAAAAACTTGAAAATGCTGCAACTATTCCAGCTATTGCTGATATTATAATAGCCTTGTTAGACACTATAGAATCTTTTATTTTATTAAAAAAGTATTTTATTTTATCAGCAAATGCTTGAATTTTTTCACTAACTTCTATAGTGCTTGATAAAAATCCATCCCCTATATCTAACCCTTCTAATGGATTAGATACTCCTCCAGCTCCAGCACTTGAACCTAAACCTCCTGAATCATTTCCTTGATTCAATAGATTTATTTCATCTATTCCAGCTAGTGACTTCATAGCTTTTTTTGTTTTATCTGCCTTATCTGCTGTATTATCTAATGAATCCCCTAGGCCTCCTACAGCTGAGGCTTGATTACTAATTATTTGAGTTTGTTCTGTAGCTGCTTTAGGTTTACCAAATAAAGCTGTTGTAAATTGTGCTACTACAGATATAGCTTTAGATAACATATTTATAAACATTGTTAATGGAGGTAATATAGCATTGTATATAGGTAAAAATGCTTGTCCTAAAATTAATTGAACATTTTTTAAGCTAGCAATAAACTGATTATGCCTACTTTGAGTTGTATCTGATAACGTAGTTCCATATCTTGCATAAGTTTGCTCTAATATAGCTGCAAGTCTTATTTGTTGTTGTGTCTGAAAGTTTAATTGTTGCCAAGTCTTTCCGTCTGCGAATTGTCTAAAAGCTTCTGTGCTTTCTAACATAGATACTTGTGTGTATACTCCTAAGTCTTCGATAGCCTCTGTAGATCCCAGCATACCTGACCTTATTCTTTCTGCTGTATCTTCAAAAGTTCTTCCTGTTTTACTTGATATTATAGCTGTAGCCTTCATTAATTCTTGAGTGCTATCAGCTATTTTTTGACTATCACTTTGAAAACTTGATATAAGATTACTATATGTAGAACCATACTTATAACCTTCTTTAATACTCATCCCATATGCTTGAGATTGACTTTTAACCCATTCACCAAAAGCTTTAGCACTGCCTTGCATAGTCCTATTTATATTTTCTATAGATGTTTCAACACTCATCGCATCTTTTACGCTATCTTTTATTAATTCTCCTAATTTTATTGCTGCAAAAGCTGTTGCAACTTTCCCCATTATACTTTTTACATTGCTTTGAAAATTATTGAGGCTCTTTTGTGCTTTATTAAGGCCTTTTTGCATATTACTAAAATCTGCTCCACCTCTTATAAGCAAATTTTTAACTGCCATTTACCTCACCTCCTAAAATGTTATTTAAGAGTTTTACTTGATTTAACATTTCTTTATCTGTCATTTCTTTTTTTATTTTTTTCTTTAAAACACTATCTAATTTAGGTTTATTCTTACTTAAAAATTGAATTGTCCAAGCTGAATTCATATATGCTAAGATTATCTTTTCTTCTGCTTCTTCTTCTCTTCTTTTAGCGTAAGCATTAACAACCAAACTAAATTCATATGGAGTTAATTCCCAAAATTCCAAAGGAGATAAAGAACAAAGGGTAGCTATTTTCAAACTTTCTATTATAGAAAATTCTTCATAGTTACCCTCTACTCGTTTTTTTCTTCTATTTCTTGATCATTACCAAATGCCTTATTAAATGCTTTAGCCATTGTATTGATTACTTCTATTAAATTGCCTTTTTCATCTATAATATCCATAACCTTAGATGGTGTTAACTTATTATCTTCATGCATAAGACCAGCACATATAACAATAGCTGTGTCCTTCATTGTTAAACCATCTAAATTAATTTTGGCTATAGGTGTTTTTAATTTTTCCTCTATATACGACATGGCTTTCATACCATATCTAAAATTTCTCACTTTATCTAGTTCTATTGGTGTATACATAATATTCCTCCTATTGTGTTATTGTTAAAGTAGGTTTTCCTGACACTTTAACTGTAGCAGAAAAACTTATTAAATCTTCTAAAGCTGCTCCTGTTGAAAATCCAGTTACAACGCCTTTGAAAATCCACTTAGCTTTTAATTCTGATGGGAATTCTATTGCAAAGTCCTCCTCTCCACCTTTTTCAAATGCATCATACATTTTTTTCTGACCATTTGTTGCATTTACCTCAAAATATCCACTTACAGTAACTTCTCCTGCATCTTTAAATCCACCTGTAAATTGTCTATATCCTCCATCACTATCTAGTGTTGTTGTATCTAAAGTATCAGCACTTAACTCAATTCCATTAATTTCTGTTAGCCCACCAACTTTTGCAGCTCCAGCATCTTTTCCTATTTTTAAAATAGTACCTAAACTTCTTATTGCCATTCTTATCCCTCCTTATAATAAACAGTAAATCCAATAATTCCTCTTTGTAATTTAAGTTTTTCTTCATACGTTTCTGAAATATCAGTAATAGTTATATCTTTTATATATAAATTGTCTTTTCCTATATTTCTTAAAGCTAAACTTATAACCATATTTTCAACCTTTTTAAGTATATTTTTCATTTCTGCATAAGAACTACATAGAACATTAAGCATAACATAACAATCTCTATTTTCTTTTATTCCATTTAAATCTTTTAAAGGTTTTTTGCTAGTTATATAAACTAAATATGGTGACTTTTCTCCTTCTGGAGCATTTGTTGGATATATTTTATCTTCTATCTCTTGAATTTTATTTAGCTCATATCTTAATGCCTTCTCTATCATCTTCCACCTAATTCCTTATCTATATTTTTACCTACTTCATTTACTATTGTTTTTGCAATAGATCCACTATTATCTTCCATAGCTCTTTTCATGAAATGATACCCTGGTATATATCTACCATTCCTAGCAAAAAAACCATATTCTTGTGAGGCAGGATAATATCCTATAACTTTTCCCTCTTTATTCTTTTTTTGAAATATATCATTTTTACTGCTATCAAAGACTACCTGATATACTTTCTTTGCTTTAACTCTAGACTTTTCTCCAACTAGCTTCATTCCACTTTTTAATTCCCCAGTATCTATAGGTGCATTTTTTCTAGCACTTCTAAGTGCTATATTCATGCCTTTTCTTGCTGCTGGTGTTACACATTTTTGAGGAACTTTTCCTAATCTTTTCATAGATTTTTGTAATTCTTTCATTCCTTCAATTTCAAATCTAGCCATTAAACCAACTCCTTACATAAAAGTTGTAGCTCTATATTCAACTCTTTAAAATTTATTATAGATTCAATAGAGAAAATCCTATTATTAAAGACTATTCTCATATTAGGTTTTAAACCTTCTGTATATCTTATTTTTACCTTATGAGTTATCTCACTATTTACTGTTTCAGCTGCAAAAAATTCTCTCCCACTTATAGGATATATTCCAGCTTTAATAGTCATTACCTCTGTCCATATGCCATCATTATTTATTTCTACTTCTCCATAATCATTAGTCAGTTTACTGTATTGTTGAATACTGATTTTATGTCTTAACTCTCCTGGATTAATTCTATATCTAAGCATATAATCACCTACAATAAATTAACTGAATACATATCTAATATACTACTAATAAATGTATTAAGCTTAATATCTTGAACAATAAACACTCTATTATCGTACATTTCATTAGTTAATGTCATTAATGCTATAGTTAAATCTTCTTTATCATCCATTTGCTCTAAAGTTAATCCAGTATAACTTTTTATATAACTTTTGGCTGCTGATAATATCATAGTAAATAATTTATCATCTAAATCATGTTCTACATTTGCATATTCTTTTAATTCATTAATAGTTACTTTACTAATCTTCATTAGCTTTTACCTTCTTTTTAGTTTTTTCAGTTTTAACTTCTTCTATATATCCAGCTTTGATAAGGTCTTGGAGTATAGCTTCATCACTACACTCCTTTCCCTCCCCTTTATTCATAGAAAAAGCACCACCAAAACTGATTAATGCTTTTACTTTCATATGATCACCCTATTTCTTAAGATCCCATTACTAATTTTGAGATTTTTTGTTCATTTTCTATTTTAGAGTCTAATTCAACCCATCCTACTACTCCTAATGCGTGTTGAGTTGCATATTTTTCTCTTAACACTTGAATATTAACATCTTCACTTAACTTAACAGCTAATCCAGACATATCACCATAGTAAATTACTGTTTTTCCAGCTTCCATAATATCCATATTGTCCGAAGTATACACATCTTTACCTAGCAATGTATATCCCCATTTAGCACTAATATCTTTATTTAATAAATAATTACCGTCTCCATCTTTTAATTTTCTTATAGCTGTTCTAGTTGCCTTATTCATAATCCATATAGCTCCTGCTTGATATAAATCAGGTACTTGATCTTGTGTATCAATTAAATTATCAGCAACTATTGCTGTTGCACTTGCAGCAGTTACTATTTGCTTAGCTGTACTTAATCCTGTGATTTTATCAGTAGTTCCTTTTAATATTTCTCTTTCAATAAATTTTGTTATACTATCACTCATTTCATTTATTACAAATGAAACTAAGTTAAAATTAGAATTATTTAATAAAGATCTAGAAATTTTACTTAATGCACCAGCTAAATATCCCTTTAATTCAATATTTGAGAATTTTCCTGAAGTTGATTCTAAATCAGTAAATTCTGTAGCATATGCAGTAGTTATTGATGAAGTAGATTCATCATAGTAAGGAATTGTTAAGTTTCCTCCTACATTGTATCTAGTAGCTAATTGATATATTGGTGATATATCACTTACCTTCTTAATGATTTTATTTGCGATAGACTTTGGAATAACAGCTCCATTATCTGTAGCAGTTAAATTAACATCTGCTCTTTCTTCTATAACACCTCTAATATAATTAGCAAATGCTCTTTCTTCTATATCTTCTTTATTATCTTTTTTATTGTCTGAAGGTTTAAAATCCTCCAATGCTCTTTGCTCATCAAAAGCTTTTAGCGTAGTATCTATTTTATCTATTTCTTCTTTTATTTCATTAAATCTTGTTTCTTCAGCATCTGTTAATGTTCTAGTTTCAGCTTTTGCCCCTTCAACTATATCTCTCATTTCTTTTGCTAAATCTTCTCTTTGTTCTACTAATCCTTTTTCATCATTAGGTAATGTTCTGAATTCTGCAATTCTTTTCTTTATCATATATTTTTCCTCCTTAAATTAAATAAAATAAATAAGCCTTAAGATTTTAAGACTTGTTAATATTTGATATTATTTTTTCATATTTACTATAATCAACTTTAGTTCTTTCCTCTTCTTTTTTAGATTCATCTATTGTTATAGCTTTAAAATCAGTTACTCTATTTTCTGCTAAAATTTCTTTATCGTCTCTCATTTCAATAGATGTTGCTGGATATGCTGGATTTTTTCTATCATCAACTATAGTTACTTCAAATAAATCTAATTCCTCAACAATTCTTTTATCATAACCTTCTTCACTTGATTCCCACTTATCTTTTTCAGCAAAGAAACCAAAGCTCCAACCCCTTAACTGCTTATTTTTTGCTTTTTCGATTACTTCTGGATCATGTACTGTACATATAGCTCTTAATCCTATGTTATCTTCAAATAATTCAAGATTACCTTCAGAAGTAGAGCCTAGTTTTCTATTCTTATTATGATTTAGTAATAAATCTACATTTTCTCTTTTTTCTAAGCTCATTCTAAATGCTCCTGGTTGTATTCTTTCTATAAAACTCCCTCTTAAAGAAGGTATAGGCTTACTATATCTATCTACAGCATTAACATAACCATCTAAAATAACGCTATCACTACGTATCTCTATTCTCATTGTTGTCACCCCCTTTCATATTTGATGTTTTATCTGTATTAGGTGTATAAACTGTTCTATTTTTAATATTGTAAAGAACATCATTTAATCCTAATAAAATAGTATCTTCAAATAATTCATTTGGTGGTAAATCTTCTTTATATCTTACTTCATTTACTCCCATTATTTTATTTTTAACAGCTATTTCATAAGCCTTAAATCTTTTCTCAATATCACCCTTTAATAGCTCATTTGCATCATATCCAAAATAAAAAGACTTCTTCTCTTTTTCACGAAGTAAGTCTCTGTTTATACCAGCTATTAAACTATTTAAAATCGGTAATATGGCCATTTTGAACATCTTATCAAAATCACCTTCATTAGCTTTTCCATCACCAGTTATTATAGATGGTGGAATATTTAATATCTTACAAAGTTCAGAACCATTAGATATTTTATTTTCATTTAGTTGTAATTCTGTTGGAGTAGCTTGACTCTCTTTAAAGCTTAAACCTTTATTAAGTATAATACAGTTTTCACTATTATTAGAGTACATATTTCTCCACTGCTCTTTTAGATTTTCTATAGCGTCTTTATCAAGTTTATTTAAAGATTCTAAGAAACCTTTTTTATTTCCTCCAGTTTTACTTAATATATTTTCATATTTTAATGAATTATAAATAACTGAAAGTAACATTTTATTTTCTTCAATAATTCCATATCCATTAAATCCATTATCAGTATGTCTTAATAATTTAATAAAGTTATATGGCCTATATGCTTGTCCATTGACCAATACTTCATAGTTCTTAAAAATTGGATCTGCATTTTCATTTATACTTATATGATTTTCTTTAACATAATGTAAGCTTTTAAATTCATTTCTTTCTTTATTGATATAAATATATCCATTTCCCATCAATAAATAATCTATTACTAAAGCTTTTTTCATTTCAAATGATGTAAGTGTATCTCCTGTTTCTTCATTTAATAACTTTACTCTTATATCATCCTTTATCTCTGCTACTTCTCCATTATCTTCTTTATAAAGCTTAATAGGGATACTAGCAACTAATGATGATATTAACTCAACACATCCTGCTAAAGTAGGAATATTTAAAGCTTTTTCTCTAGTTATATCATCTAGAATTAATCCTGCAGCTAAAAGTAAATCTTTTAATTCATTATCATCTGATTCTAAACTTCTTTTTTCTTTTTTTCTGAAAAATCTTAAATTCATATTCTCACCACCTTCCTATATAACTTGAATAGTAAAGCTATTTCCATTTAACTGTTCTTGTTGAAGTAAGTATATAGCATTAATTAATGCTACAACCATATCGACTTTTCCATTGGATTTTTTCTTATTAACGTATTTATTTAAATTAGTATCTTCAGTACATCTTGCATTTTGAAAATTTATTTCTAACATTAAATTTTCATCATACTTGAAATTTTTACTTAGTATACACTCTTTTAATAATTTAGTCGGCATATGTAAAACTGAACTATGCTGCTTAATTTCAACACATTCATATCCTTCAGCTTCTAACTTTTGTATAGTGCTTATGGCATTGTATCTATCATAACCTACTTGAACTATCTCAACGTCATATTTGTCCTCTAGTTCCAGTATAGTTTTTTCTACAAAGCTATAGTCTATTACTTCATCCCCACAACTATAACAAACTCCTTTACTTATCAATTTTCTATAATCTACATTTTCTCTTTTTATTTTTAGTTCTATCTTTTCCTCTGGTATAAAACCGAATACCTTAGCATAAATTTTATCTTCATAGTATGTTACCATAGCAACTGCTGTATTATCATCTGTTTGTGATAAATCTAGTCCAATATATACCTTTTTACCTTTCCAAAAATAAAGATCTTCATCTTGCTTACACTCTCTTACTTTTGTAATTTCTACATATCCTTCTACACCTAACCCTTTATATTTAATATTATTATGTTTGCACAAATAATTTTCTCTTTTATTTTCATATAATATTGCCATTACTCTTATTTCTTTAATAGCATCAAAAATATATTTATTATTAACTGCAACTGGATTACTTTGATATATAATTAAATCTTCTGTTTGCCATAAATCATTAACTAAAAACCTACTATCTGGTTCATATAATAGTGAAAATCTTCTTTTATTTTCTATTAAGCCATCTAAAACTTTTTTAGATATATCTATTTCATCTATCATAGCGTTATTATCGTTTGGATATTGAGTACTTATAATAATACCCAATTTATTAAATAGTGTTATTTGTGATGATCTCATAGCTTCAATAGGATAACTATCCATAGCTCCAGCTTCATCAGCTAAAAAAGCATTAGCAAGTTTACCATCCATTCTATCTTCACTATAAGCTAATGGAATATATTCACTATCTGTTAATAAACATCTAATTTCACTCCTAAGAACTTTAAAAACATCATCTTCTGATAATAAAGGACTAACTTTTATTATTTTTCTAATGGCCACTTTCAATTCAGATGATAACTTCAAATCAGGTGCTACTGAAAAGAAACGAGAAAAAGGTTTATCTGTGATTAATAGAAGTATAAAAATAACAGCACTATTAAAAGTCTTAAAATTCTTCCGACTTATTTCTAATAAAGCTGTTATATAATATCTTATATCCTTATTTTCATTATTTCTTTGCTTAGTACATAACGTAGCTACTATTAAAAACCAAGCATAATCCTCTAGACCTTCATTCATTGGACACATTAAATCAGGATGAACCATTAAAGATAAAATCCTATTTATTTTATTTAACTCTTTTTTATCAACATAAGCTTCATCATCTATTCCATCAGCTTTTTTAATCCAATCTTCAGCTTGTTTTTTAACATATATAGGAACCTTTTCGTTATCCTCTTCTTTGCACCATTTCGCATATATGTAAGCTTTACTTTCTTTAACTTCCATTTATTGCCCTTAATAATTTTTCTTTATTAGATTCTGTATCACTATTCTTAGGTATGCTTCTTAGTGCTGCTGCTACTGTCATTATGTTTTCTTTTTCTATATCCAGTAACATCTTTCTTTTAGTTTGCAACTGTCTATCTATACTTATTAAGGTGGTAGATAACTCTGCCATATTTCCAGAAAATGCTCTGAGTTCCCTAGCTTTTTCTTTTCCCTCCAATTCATCTACCATACTATAAAAACTTTCTTCTAATCTCTCAATTAACTTATAAATTTGTTCTCTTTTTCTTTCAAAATCATAGCACTCAGCCTGTAACATACAATATCTATTTATTACAGCTTCATAAATGGCATCATTCTTTTCTATATTTTTTAGCAGTTTATTTATCCTTAAAAATTCTTTATGAGCTACTGGATTTTCTTTTACTTCTTTTCTTTCTTTTATAGCAGTTCCAGTGGCTAGAGCCTTTTCTCCCTGCTCCCTTATTTTTAATTCTTTTTTTGTTCTATGTGACTTTTTTTCTGCTTTTAAAACTGTAAATGGTTTGGGTGGTGTTGGCATAGTTAATCCTCCTTCCTAAAAAAAATATATTAAAAAAGCTGATGTGGGAATTTTTTGTGTATGTATAGGGACACGTGGTGTCACTAAAGTCCCCTCAGAAAGCTATACCCTAGGGGGGGATATGTATTTTATTCTTATATCAAACTCCTAAGCAATTCTCTAGGTATTTCTCCCTTTTCAGCTAACTCATGATGATACTTACATAAACTTATTAGATTGTCATCCTCTAATCTTAACTCATAGTTCTCCCTTAATGGTATTATATGATGTACTTCTATATCTCTATAGTTATATTGCTTTAATGTATTATATAGTTTCCTCATACATACTTGGCATAATCCTTTGTCTCTTTCTTTAATATTATTTCTTTTCTTTTTCCATGCCTGTGTATTCCTAAACTTATCCTCTTCTGTTTTCTTATATCTTTTCCTTATTGGTTTATTAGGACATATATGTTTGCTATCATGTATCTTCCCACAATACTTACAACTTCTTAACATCTTATTCTCCTCTAAGCTAATCAATCTTTTCTATCTCAACTGGTATCCACATCTTAGGATTATAGTTTAATGTATATTTATAATTCTCTACATCCTTATACTCCTTCTGTTCTACAACGTAAGTAACATTATCACTTAATCCTATAAAATGTTTTTGATAGTTTTTATTTTCATCTTCAACAATAACTTCCAACTGACTGTCTGCTGCATCTGCTTTAATAGTCATTTTACCTGTCATTGTGAAAAGCACATCACCTTGTATAGCATTAATTACTGTTAGTTCTCTAACTACATTAAAGTTATCAGCTTCTTTTGATAAATTGTGTGAAACTATCTCTGATTGTCTTTCACATCCTACAAAAGTAAATAGTCCTATTATTGTTGCTATTATTAATATTTTTTTCATGATTTAATCTCCTTCATCTACTTAATTTGTCTTATAGCTCCTGAACATCTTCTATATGAACTATGACTCATAAGCTCATTTATATCTTTTTCATTTAAATTCCCTTTATTTTGTTTCCTCTTCTTGCTGCTTCTTTTGTTATTTCTATCTCTTTTATTTAACTTTTCATAAAGCTCTGGTTGAGTCCTCTTTAAAATTTCTCTTATTTCCATTAATCTCACTCCTCTTCTATTAAACTTAATTGTTCAAATCTTTTTACCGCTAATACTCCAGCTACTGTTGTTATAGTTTTCAGTATCTTTTGAGTATCATCTATACAAGTGTCTTCCCATTTACTTATGTTTAATAATCCAAATACCCAATCTTTAACTGTTTGCTCTTCTTCTTTTGAACTGGTTAAGGATTTTATTAATTTGTTATAGTCTATTTTTCTTTTATGGCTTGGCTTAAATTGTTTTTTAGCTTCTTCTGTCGCTATTCTAAATTCCTTAACTGTTTCTTTTAATTCTGCTATCTCTTGATTTGCTAAAGTTAATACTTGCCCTTCTTGTAGTCTTTTATTTTCTTCCTCTATTTTGTTTATATATTCAATAGTCTTATATCTTACTAATACTGATTCACTATTTAACATTTGAAGCATTCCATCTCTATTAAGTGAATAACATGGTTGTTCTTTATTTTGTGAGTTTATATATGAGGACTGCGAAAAATTTCCCTCTCCTATTATTCCTAAAGATTTTAAAGCACTTACTTCTTTTCTTATTTTTTTCATAAAATCCTTATGTTCTAAATTAATAAATTCTTTACCCGTACTTTCACTTTCTAGCTTCCTAAATTCGTTTATTATTTCTGTTAGCTCTACACTACTAATTCTTAATTCTTTATCTTTTGTTATTGTTATTTCTTTACTTTTCATATAAAACGCTCCTTTCTTACAAATAAAAAAAGACTAGCAATTCATGATTACTAATCTTTTTTAAATAGCGTAAGTTTAATTTTTCATTGTTAGATTTTTATATTAATTACTTTCTTGGATTTTCAAAAGATGGTGCTGTTGGATCAGGTGCTTTATGCTTAGGTCCAGGAGTTGATAAATCAAAGTAAAGTTTAGAATCTTCAGTAACTCCAAAATCTTTATTAGATCCAGTCTTTTGAACTTTATTAAGTACTTCTCTAAATAATGCATTATGTGCTTCTTCTCGATTTAATAAAAAATCTATAGTTTTTCTTACTTCTTTATCATCTATCTGACGATATAAATATTCGTATACAACTTTTGCTCTTTGCTCTGAAGCTATATTAGATAATAAATCAGCAACCAAATCACCTGTACATGAAACATAATCTGATGTCCATGAATACCCTGATGAGTTTATTAATAAAGGCGATAATCCACCTAATACATGCCCTTGTATTTCTCCTGATACTACTTTTTTATAATCAACATCATGACCATTTAATAAATTTATTGTAGTTGACACCATCTCCATATGACTCAATTCTTCAGCTACAATATCAAGAAATAAATCCTTTATCTCTTGGTCTTTTATTCTGAAACTTTGAGAAATATACTGCATTGCTGCTTTTAGCTCTCCATTTGCACCCCCTAATTGCTCTTGCATTAAAACTGCATATTGAGGATTAGGTCTTTCTACCTTAACTTCTTGTAATAATTGTTTTTTGTGTTCAAACATATAAATACCTCCATATTTTATATTACAGAGTTATTTTTTCCCTTTAATTGCTTTATTATTCTTATAAATATACACTTCATTTTAATCTATATTATAAATAAGCATATAAAAAGTACCTACTCAAATTTGAGCAAGTGCTTTTATTAATACATATTTCAAAAAGGGCAAACTGATTTTATGTTTTTCAAATTAATTTCACAATACCATATTACTACATAATAGTTTTGTTTTCAATGGCATATAAAGTGACATACATTGTGACATTTTATAAAACTTCTTTTAGGCTTTCTGGGAATAATATAGTTACTAATTTATTTATTAACCTCTTCTTGTTTCTAATTATTGTTCTTCTATCTTTATCAAGTTTCTCTGCTAATTCTTCATCTGTACTTATTTTTCTTTCTTCTTGATTCAGATACTTATATTTTATTATGTCAAAGTATTTATCATCTTTTATTTTATCTAGTGCATTATCTATTCTTTTAAGATCTCTTTCTGTTTCCATCTTTTCTAATTTGTATTTTTCTTTAAGCTCTGAATATCTATCTTGTTGACTACTTCCTCCAGCTGAACTATAAACTACTATACTTTTTGACTTTCCAGGTAATCCATATTCCTCTAGATCTTTTATTGCTTCTTCTTTTTGTATTATTGCTTCTTTTAAATTTTCATAATTATAAAGTAGCAACTCTACTCTTTTGTAAAAGGGTATGTCTTTTTTTATTCTATTTGAAGTGTTTAACTTTTTAATAATTATATCTGCTATATATACACTTTTTGAATCTATAGTTTTCTCTATGGTTTTCTTAACATTTTCATTTATTATATCTATATTGCTTTTCTCTTTACTCACTTTTACCAACTCCATTTAGTACTATTATTCCATCTGTAAGCTGCATTGTTACACATATTTATCACTTCCTGATATTTCTCTATAAACCTTTGTTATATCTTTTCTAGAAGTTCTATCAAGTTGTAGTTTATAATCATCATTAGGCCTTATAGTATAATTAAAATTCCCTATTTCTTCACTCAATTCACAGTCTTTTACTTCTTCTATTCTAACTACTTTTCCTATTTCAGTCTTATTTGAATTATAATATGGTCTATATTCTACTATATCTCCTATTTTTACATCCATTTCTTAATCCTCCTTAAAATCTCCATTAACTGCTTTTATCTCTATTCCCAATATGCACAGGCATAAAATTCATCTATCTCATTTGTTTCTAATATTTCATCTGCTATCTCATTATTAAACTCTATATTTAATTCTATTTTACCAGTGTACTGCTCCCTATGCAGATAACAGTCCACTATAGCATTTCTATCTTCTAGCTCTTTTATTATTTCTGATAACTTCTTTTTCATCTCACACTCCATTATCATACATATTTATTACTCCTTATTTCTGAATTATTCGTTAATACCATTTTCACATTTTGCCTTGAACCAGCATCTTATATTCTTCCATCCTATTACTTTATAATCTTGATTAATAATCTTGTACCCTCTAGCTATATACCTTTTTTTCCACATATCCATTTCTTCTTCATTATCAAAATACATTTTTATAGTACGTATTTCTCTTAATAGCATATTGTAAATCACCTTCTTTATAAATTCTAATTTAATACACTCATAAGAATCCCCGATAGGAATAATAAAACAGCTTTTTCATATTTATTCTTACACTCTTTATTAGCTGTATGCCAATAATAAAAAATCACTATCATATATATAAGTTTTAAAATTACCATTAGTATTGCTCCTTTCCTTAAAGCAAATTTCCGTCAATTAAAAGTACAATATAACCCTTTAAACCTTGCTCTTCTGCTTCTTTAAATTCCTTTATATCTTCATTAAATTCTTTTATTTTATCCTCTTCTGTTTTATCCTCTTCTCTTATTGCTCTCTTCCATTTTTCTAATGCTTCTTCTTCTGTAAGTGCATCTGGACTAAAATTATCCTCTTCTTCATCTATATCAGCTATATTTTCTTTATATCCTATTTTTGCATACTCTTCATCACTTGCTAATATTAATGCATAATACTCATATTTATTAAATTCAAAAAACTTCATTTTAAAGATATCAATTTCTACTTTTTTATCAGCAGTATAAAAAACATTACTACTCCTACTTAATATTCTATCTAAAATATTTTGAAGTTCCTTTATATCTTCCTCTGTTATATCATCCCATACATCATATTCCCAATCTTCATACATTTCTTGTGATTCGCTTTCTATTGCATCTTCTAGCATACTCTTTGCATCAATACTTGCTCTGTATTCTGTAGTTGTATATACTTGTTTCCCTATATGTTCTTGAATTTCATTGATATAATCTTCTTTGCTGATTACAATATCCTCTCCAACTAATAACATATTCTCATTCTTTAATTCACTCAACTTTATACTCATTATTTATACTCCTTTATATTAAATATTTCCATTTCTTTAAGCTTTTTAAAACACTTCTTACATAATTTCCCCTTATAATTACATTGTGGTATTTCTATATCAACATCTGCCTTTTTAAAGCAATTTCTATGAACACATAATCCTAATCGCATTTTAATCTTTCCTGTTATTTTCATAACTTATTGCTCCTTTAATTTCATATCTATATAATTTAATAAAACTTTTTCTAATAATTCTCTATTATTAAATGCTTTATAATCTCTTCTTTTTCTTGTCTATATATATTTTCTCTTATGTAATTTCTAGCTGTATCACTTTTGCATGTTAGACGTTTTGCTTCTCTAGCCATTATTAATTCCTCCTATAGCTTTTAAATAATCTAAATTTGCATTTTTTCCATAAAATATTTCTTTCATATCTAGATAAGGAATATAGTTATATCCTCTTTTTCCTTTGTTTTCTTTCCATCTATCCCAATATTCAATTACTATCTCTCCTTGAATAAAAAACACTTTATTAAATTTTTTCATTGAACATAATATAAAACTTGTCTCTCCTATTTCCAAAGCTTGTCTAATATATTCAATCTGATGTGGTTGAATATGCTTTAGAGGTAATCCTTTTTCATGTTCACTCTCTTTACAGTCAAAACTTATAGACAATCCACCTTTTACAGTTCCTCTAAAATCTAATGTGCTTTTGCTTTCAGGGAAAGCTGATACTATTTGTTTGCCTCTTCTAACAATATTCCATGGTGTGCTTATCTTTTGTACTAATGCTAGTCCTTTATTTTTATAAAAGGTATTAGCTCTTATTACTTCTTCTTCGAACTTTCTGCCTTTATTGGCCATATCAAAATTCTTTGCCATAAAATCACCTTCTTTAATATCTACTAAATCTTTTATCTTCTCTAAAAGCTAGGATGTTTGCCTTACACTGTAAATGAATATAATCCATTACTTTCATTTCTGCCCTTATGTATTCTTTTAAATCTGTTTTAGTATAATATTTAGATATTTTTAATTGACTTGGATCAAGTCTCAATTCTGCTAATCTATCATACATTGAAAGAGCTTTTTGACTTAATTCAAAAACTTCTTGCCCTCCAGATATTAAAGTTAAACTATTATACTGTTTCTTTATTTCATGGCATATTTTTAAATCTTCATCTTGCAATAGATCTATTTTATTTGTCATGTTTTATTTTCCTTCTTCCGCTTAGGTTTTATAGGTTTATATAAAATTCTATTTACTAACACACCATCTACTAATTCATAAGGTCCTTGAGCTCCATTATCTACTTTCTCATTTTTCTCATATTTTCTTAACTCTATTTGTATATAAGCTTTTCCATATTCTTCATTGTATTTTTTATTTATATATGTGCATGTCCACCCTGGGTAAAGCTCTTCTATTTCTCTTTCACTAGGATGTACTCTTATCCAATCCATTACTTGCTTTTTAGTAAATCTATAATCCCTTACATTAATCTTAGGTTTAACTAATCCCTGAGAAGGTCTCCATGCTTTAGTCCCTCCATCATCCTCATCATACCCTAGCTCTTCTTTTTCTTCTTCTTGTTCTTTTTTAAGTGCTTTTGTTACATATTTTACTAATCCTGTTACTCCCTCATCATTAAATTGAAGTCTATCGACGTTTATATATCCTTTTTCTTTCCATATATCTTGTATTACATCTCTGTGCAAATCTCCATCCATAATTATGTGAAAATGTATTCTTTGTCCTTCTCTAGGATTTCCTTCACTAACTAAAATATATCTTGCATTTCCTAATCCTACTTTTTTTCTTTTCCTGTTTATTCTTCTTAATGCATTGGTCCACTCTTTATCTGCTTCTTCCTTAGTTATATCTTTATCAAATGTTTTATGTATTATATAGTCAGATTCATCAAAATTGACATGAACTAATGCTTTAAAATATTCTCTTTTTCTTTCTGTATTTAATATTCTTTGTTTAGGAGCTGTATATTTGGTTTTCTTGCTTCTTTTTTCTCCTCTTTGTTTCTGAGTAGCTTCAAAAATATTTACTCTCATGATGGACATAGATTCTTTTTGTCTTAAGTATTTTGTTTTTCTTTGTATACACCTTTGCTCTCTATACCACCTTGATTTTCTACTCATTACTTTGTACTACCCCTTTACTCTTTAACTAATTCTTACATTTCTTTTTTTATATTATTTCTTATAATATCTATTTCTTTAATATTTATATATTAAAAATATTTCTAATGGTTGAAATGTTAATACCCCATACAAGCCCCCTAAGACCCTTACGGTATCTAAAAAAAGTAAAAAATAATAAGGCATTTGACATACCTAAATCCATAGTTTAAAATGAAAATATCTAATACTTTAAAACCTTATTGGTTAACAGATTACTTTTATTGCGTAAAAGTAATCTGTTTTATTTTTTACTATTGTATATTTTATAAATACATGTAATATAGCTTGTACTACTATCTAAATACTTACAACTAGTGCAGCACTTTTCACATACTATATAACCTTTCCTACAATGTACCCATGATGTTGCTTTATCATCTTTACAGTTACCACATATCAACATACATCTATATATTTTTCTTTATTGGTTTTTAAATTGTAAAAAATATGTTTATCTTCTTTTGTTTTTATAAATTTATAATCACTAGGATTAAGTCCTTCCTTTGATAAAAGCATCTTTTGCTTCCTGGTTAAATTCTTAGGATTCTTCATATTTTTTTATTATCTCCTTACTTCTCTATAATTCTTTTATTGTTTCTCCAGTTTCAACATCATATATATCCATTGTCTATATCTATTTTTTCTGATATAATCGTGCTGGTAGTTAATGTATCATGCTCAGTCCTTTTGTTATTAATAACTTGTGACTGAGCAATTTCTTTATTTAGCTCTTCTAAAAATATTTCTCTTATATCCTCTCCAGCTGATGCTCTCTTCCTTACTCTTGGAGCTATATTTAATATATCTAGAATTAGTCCCATTTAAATATCTCCTTAAAGCTCTTATTATCCTTGTAAAATAACATTTATCTTTAAATACATACCTAGTAATAATCATGCAAATAATTAGAAATGGTATTACCCATAAAAGACTTAGTAATATTCCATAACTTATTTTAAGTAAACTAAGAAAATATATTTTAATTACATATTGTAAATACATTATTAGCCTCCTTATAAGCTTCATATATCATCTTTTGTTCCTCTACTACTTCTTTATCCCTAGCTTCACTTGCCTTCAAAGTTCTTTCATCATCTGTTCCGAATTCCCTTACTGCTTCTTCAAGTTTATCTTGTATAGACATTTATTAATCCTCCAACTCAATTTGAAGTTTTGCTAGTTCTGCAGCTAATTTATATGTCTTTTCATATTTAGTGCCTTTATGCTCTTCCTCAACTGCTTTTTCAAATTTTTCTATATCACCTCCAAAGCAACCACATACTACATATATTTCTTTACATTTTGTTCTAAAAAATGTTGTAGTATCATCTCTGGACCCTATTGCTCCTATTTGTAGAACATGAGTATCTTTATATACATCAGCATTACCACGAATCTCAGCACTGTTATATAAATCAATATCACCATGTACACAAGCACTACCTGAAATACAACTATAAGAAACCCTTGCACACTCATAAACCTTTGCTCTTCCACTTATAATAGTATTTTCACGAACTTTAGCATTATCATAAATCTGACACATATCACGTATCTCAGCATTACCATAAACTTCAGCATTACCATAAATTTCAGAATTGCCATCTACCCACGCATTTTCATGAACTTTAGCATAATCATATATACGTGCGTTTTCACGAACTTTAGCATTTCCAAAAACCTTTGCATTATCATATACCCAGCAATAGTCATATTGACTTAAATTATCTTCTTTCTCTATATATCCACCTAAATCACCAGCTTTAACATCTCTAAAATCTTGTAAAGCTCTAATTCTAAAAAGTTTAACTCCAATAAATTCTATAGATTCATTTGTCATTTCATATTTTTTCATTTAAATTACCTCCTACATTATTTGATATGTTTCTCTAAAATGTGTTAATATTTTCTTTGAAAGGGGTGGAATTTATGCTGACTAAGGATTGTAAAATATTATTGGATTATTTAATTAATAATAGTGAATCTCCTCATTTATTTGGATGGTCTACTATTTCAAAACACTTACCAAAATCTTTTGATTCTAATAAACTCATTTGTGTATTGGAGCATCTTCAAAAAGAAGGTTATCTTTCTTATGAAAAAAATGTAGTAAATGAAGTTACTTATATAGAACTATTCCATAAGGCATTTACTTATAAAGAAATTTCCTTAATTAAAATGAAAGAATTTCTAATAAAAAGTATCCTAGTTCCTATAATAGTTTCCATTATTACTACTTTAATTGGATTATTTATCAAATCTTTATTTGTATAGGAACATAATAATTAATGATGTTATCACGCTTATTAAAATATTTATTACATAACCAACTATCCTTTTATTTTGTTCTTCTATTTCTTTATCATTTTTAGGCATTTTTATAAACATGCTAATCCTCCTAACTATTAATTCTAAGGATTGGTCTTTAGTTGTAGAATCCATTGGAAAAGAAGTGCAAGGTAAAATCCTCAAGAAGCAATAATTCTTGCTAATCTTCTTACTCCTATAACTATTTTGAAAGAATATCATGAGTGGGCAAACAAATAGATATTTCTTTTGCTAACTTTTTAATCCAATCATTTGGCTGCTCTTGAACTGGCACTTCATGAGCAGTTTTTTCTAACTCTTTAACCACATACTCAAAAAACTCTTTATCACTATCTAAAAATGAAACTGATTCAAATTTTTCTGAACATTCCTTTAACTCAATAGCTCTTTCTAATGCTTGTTCTCTAGTCATACATAACTTAAGTCCACATATTTGACAAAAGTTTTGACCATCTTTTAAATTTTCATTTTCACATCTTGGACACTTATTCATTTATTCATCCTCACTTTCTAATTCAACTAATACTCTATGATTAATTCCATTTTTTCTTTTAGCTATTTTCCTTTTATAAGCATTAGTAGCATAATACTTAACATTTTCTACTTTACTTCCTACTTCTTCTGCTATTTCTTCGATTGTTCCAATACTCAAAAGGTTCTCACCTTTATATAATGCATACTCTTTTTTACTCTCCATAAGCAACCTCTTACAAATGTTTTTTAATTACTTGTATCTTACTTCTTATAGAATTTTCACTTCTTCCTAATGCGATACTAAGTTCTTCTATAGTTGCATTCTTAAAGTTTTCTTTTAAATATTCTTCATCTTCTTTAGACCACGCAGCTCCTTTTTTAACTACCTTCTCTTTATTAACTTCATTTGACTTTTCAACTTCAATTTGACTATTTGTAATATCATTAGCTAAGTTTTTTATTTTCTCAAAATCTTCAACCGCCAAAATTTCTTTAGCCACCTTAACAAAATTTCCCTCAAAACTCTTAGATCTCTTATCATGATTAAGTATTCTTTCTTGTTTAAGTACTCTCTTTATCTTTTCATACTCTACATTCAATCTCTTTAACTGTATCTTTTTCATTCCTAATGCATGCTTTATTCTAAATAGCCATGCAGTATCTGGCATAATACCTAGTGTCATTTGATTTACTTTAGTTTCTTCAAGTTTTAACTCCATTTTTAATATCGCTTCTTCTAATTCTGCCCTCTCAAGTGCTATTTCATCTAATCTTATAATTCTTTCATCTACATTTTTCATTTAAATTACCTCCTACATTATTTGATTTACTATAATTCACCATCTATAATTTAATTATCAGCTCTGACAACTAGATATTCTGACCAAAATTGCTGTTGGTGTTGTAACTCAATTAATTCAACAACAACTAAAAATTTAAACTTGTCCAAAGAACTCTTTTATGCTTCTTTTCATAGCCATAAGAGTAAGTTCTTTGGCTTTCTCAGCACTTAACATATCAGAATATTTAGTTGCTAGATAATAAAGCAATCCTCTTACAGAACAATAATACAATAATAAATAAAATACATTATTGCTAGATAGATTATAAAAACTATTAATAATACAACTAACATATTAAATCTCTTCTAACTTACATTTTTAATTTCTGTTGACTTATCCTCCTATAAATTTATTCCGTTCCAATAATAAGTACATTATTAGACTCCTTATATGATTCAAATATTTTCTTTTGTTCTTCTAATCTTCTCTTTAAAATATTTATAAGGTATTACTACACAAACTAATCTCCCTGTCATTTAGCCCACCTTAATTTGATATATTCCCCTAAAATATGCTAAAATCATCTTAGAAAGGGGTGCTGTAAATGCTTTGTTTTATAAAAAATAATATTTTTTCTATTCTTTCAATCCTCATATCAATATCATCTTTATCTATAACCTTGCTTAACCTTTATATAAATAGAAAACGTCTTGATGTTGTAATTGAAGATTCTCTAGATAAAATAGATGACATTTATACAAACTATTTTGAATATCAAAATCAAGATCCGAGCCTTAATTTTGGAAATGGTAAAGTATGTTTTATCAAAGTTGTTAATTCTTCTCCCAAAGATATTGCATTTTTTGATTTACGAGTTGTGGACTTAGATAGCATGAAGCCACTTTTCTTTCTATCTAGTGCGGTATTAGAATTAACAAATTTAACTAATGAAAAAATCTTTTATGGTAGTGATAATGTTATGGCTAAAGTCAATATTCCATATTCTACGTATGGCATATTTAAATCAAATAGTTTCACTAGATTAGATATTCCTTTTTATCCTACTGAAACTACAACTAAAGTTTTAGTTTCTTTTAAAGTAGCTATATCTTCAATAAAATCTAATAAAGAAGCTGGTTACAGGAGAAAGTTTAGGTATTATAAAAAAACTTTTATTATTTCTCCTTAGTCACTATTAAACTTATAATACTAGCTATCAAAGCCATTAGACTTATAAATAATGCAATTAACTCCATTTGCTCCCTCCTATCTGTTAAACTGGAATAATAGTCCTATTATATTTCTTTTGCATTTCTTTTATTTGATTAACAGTAATTCTTCCAAGCTCACTACCATCAATCTTTAAAATTACATACTGTTCCTGAACTGCTACTTTAGGAGCAGTTCTTTCTAACTCATTAATTGCATATTCTAATGTTTTAACATCCTCTTCTTTACTTTCTATCTCTTGAAAGTGTTCCAGGTATAATGTAAACTCTTTAATTGATTTAATGCTTCTTTCTTATTCATAAGCTTGTCCTCTTCTATTATTTAAAGTCTTTAATTCTTTAATTTTATGTATATTTTCTTTTATAGCTTTAGAATATTCTAAGATTAATTTTTTCTTTTCTGTGTAATCTACAAGATAGTTATCTCTAAGATCTTCTTGCTGTTCTATAAGCAACTCATTTTGCTGTACTAATACTTGGATTAATTCTTTAACTTTCATGTTATTCACCTTCCTTATAAAAATTTAATACCAATATACTTCGCCATTAGGATATTCCTTAACAGTTAAACGAAATTGTTCTTCTCCAACTGCATTAACTATTCCTACAGTTAAATTCCCAGCTTCATCTATCTTGTTCCAAGATACTTTATAGTTAGTACCTTTTTCATAGATCTTCTTAAATCTTTCTAATAATATTTTGTTATTACTCAAATAAACACTCCCTTTGCATATTCATATACTCTTCTATCGTTTTACCACTCTCTTTAGCCTTTCTTTCTATTCTTATTGCTTGTTCTGCAAACATATTATTTACATACTTAATTGTTTCAATAGATGGTTGCTCTCTAACTATCATCCTACTTCCCATGATGTAGCCGTCTGTTACAAACGGCTTTCCATCTCTCCACTCTAGTTTTGGTTCTGGTAAGTTTGGATCATATTCAGGCTCTTTTCTTTTCTTTCTAGCCATTACTTGTACTCCTTTCTATCTTTAAATTTGTTATACAAAGATAATTTATTAATATTAATAAATCTAATTTCTTTCTATCTTCAAACTTTCACATTTTGCAGCTATACCACTTGCGTATGCTATTATTTGCATAAGATCTATTTCGCTTACTTTTTCACATGTATCTATTATTTCTTTTATTTTTTCATTTTTTTTATTATTCATATTCCTCACCCCTTCCATTTGAGTTATAAACTCATTATACATCTTTTGTTGAGTGTGTCAACCCTTTTTTGTGAAATTTATGAGTTGACATGCTCATATGAATAATGTATTATTATTTACGGAGGTGTTATTCGTGAGTTTATCTGAACGTATTAAACAAGTAAGAAAAGCAGAAAAACTTTCTCAAATTAAGTTTGGTGAAAAATTAGGTGTAAGTAGAGATGTTATTAATAACCTAGAAAATTCTCGTGTTGATCCTAAACCATTATTTATAAATCACTTATGTAACTCTTTTAATATTAATAAAGAATGGTTGATTAACGGAACTGGGAATATGTATAATCCATTAACTACTGATGAAGAGTTTGCTTTTCTAATGGGTACTATAGCCGCAACTGATAACACTCAACTGAAAACATTGATTAATGTTTTATCTCAAATTGATAATGAAGAAGATTTAGATTTAATCTTGAATCTTTGCAAAAGATTAGCGGCTAAAAAAGAGGAGTAATTATCCTCTTTTTTCTTTATCGTTTATAGAGTTACTACTTCCCATGATGTAGCCGTCTGTTACAAACGGCTTTCCATCCCTCCACTCTACTCTTGGTTCTGGTAAGTTCGGATCATATTCAAGTTTCTTATTTTTCTCTCTAGACATTACTTGCACTCCTTTCAACTCTTTCCATACGTTCCCTTAATGACACTCCAATTATTATTCCTTCAATAACTCCCTCAGTCTTTTCTTTTGCGTATTCAGGAATTTGATTTGTCGTGTCAAATATTCTTGATAAAATATCTTGTTTTTCTTGCAATGTCATTTTGCTACCTCTTTTCATATTTTTTGTTTTTTTATAACGCTATACTTATACATCACTCCACATAAAAACATTTTTCAAGACTTTTTTATGTTTTTTATTATAATTATCGTTGCAAAATAACATTTTATTGTGTATCCTATTTGTAGGAGGTAATTTTAATGAATGAAATTAAAGATAGAGTAAAACTTATTAGAACTTCAAAGAATTTATCACAAGAAGAATTCGGCAAGGCTTTAAATCTTTCAAGAAGTGCTATTGCTGGTTATGAAACTGGAGTTAGAGAAGTCACTGATAGAAGTATAAATGATATCTGTAGAGAGTTCAGAATAAATGAAGATTGGCTTAGAACAGGTAAAGGTGAAATGATATTTAAAATGACCTCTGATGAAGAATTTGCTTTTTTGGTTGGTTCTTTTGCAGCTGAAAATGATGAGTTTAAAAAAAGAATCATAAAAGCTATGCTAGAAATAGAAAACAAAGAAGATTGGGAGCTTATTGCCTCTTTTGTTGAAAGACTAGCAAAATAAAAGGAGAATCTTCATTTCTCCTTTTATTTTTTCATTATTTTACAATTTATATAATTTATTGTATAATTTTTTTGTCTAATTTAAATTAGGAGGTAAGTTAGAAATTGATTTATACAATAAATTTATAAGTGAGGTTTAAGTTGTAAAATGGATAATTTATCATTATTAAATGACCGACTTAGTGAACTTGGAAGTGGAATTATAAAAATTACAGAAGAAAAAGTTTATTTAACAGGATTCTTAAATTCTGAACGATTACTTGATTATTATAATAACAATAATCAATGTTTCTTTTCGAAAGGTATATATGATGTGAAAAATTTATCATTAGATGATTTAGATCTTTATTCATTAAAACCTAATTCTTTATTTTATATTTTAAATAATAAAAATGACTTAATTTCTAAAATAGAATTTAAAAATTTAAAAAGAGATACAGTTACTATCAAACATAATAAAAAACAAACAACTTTAACATTTGAAATAAAAAAGTGTATATATTCTAATAAATATATATTCGATTCCTCTTCAGATAAAGAATTATTTTATACTTACGAAGATCTAGTTAAGTATCTTTTAAGAAAATATAATTATATTTTATCTATATAAAAATTTAAATTATCTATTTTGAAAGGAGTTTTTTATGAGTATAGATTTTATTTTCAGCAACTTAGGTATTCGTTCAACTAGAGATCATAAAGGTAAAAGTTTAATTGATTTTCCTAAGGATTATACATTGATAGATATTGAAACAACAGGACTTAATCCCATCTTTGATGAAATTATAGAAATAGGAGCAATTAAATACCGTAATAATGTTCCTGTTGATACATTTTCCACACTAATAAAACCTAGTGAGCCAATTGATGACTTTATTATAGAACTTACAGGGATAACTAATGAAATGCTTGAAAATGCACCAGATATAGTTCCTGTTCTTGATGAGTTCTATAAATTCATATCTAATGAAATTATAGTTGGATATAATGTTAATTTTGATATAAACTTTCTATATGATGAATTATTAAATAATCATTCTATTTATTTAAATAATAACTTTGTAGACGTGCTTAGATTAGCTAGAAGAGTTGTTCCTAAAGAGAAAATAGGTAATCATAAGTTAGTTAATCTTAGTAAATACTATGACATAACTGTAAATACTTCTCATAGAGCTCTTGCTGATTGTTCTATATGCAATAAATGTTATGAGAATATACATAAAGATATTATAAAGTCCTTTGGTTCAATAGATAATTTTATTTCCTCAATAAAGAAGCAAAGTAGTTACAACATATCAGAAATTACAACTACAAATACAAATTTTGATGAAAGTCATCCTTTATTTGATAAAACATGTGTTTTTACTGGAAAGTTAGAAAAAATGTCTAGAAAAGAAGCTGCCCAAATTGTTGTGAATTTAGGTGGAAAGTGTTCAAACTCCTTGAATTTAAAAACTAATATCTTAATATTAGGAAATAATGATTATTGCCCAACTATAAAAGATGGAAAAAGTTCAAAACTAAAGAAGGCTGAAGAGCTAATATTAAAAGGTCATGATATTTTAATTTTATCTGAAGATACTTTTTATGATTTAATTCTGGATAATTCTCATAATTAAATTCTAAGTATTCTTTATAATAAAGACTTTGGGTTTATCGAAGTCTTTATTTAATTTTTATTTTCAAATGAGGTGGTTAAAATTAGAGTTGCAATTTACTGTAGAAAATCTGTTTATGTTGAAGGATCTGTTTCAATAGAGACACAAATAAATTTGTGCAAAGATTATATTAATAGAAAATATTCTAATGCTACTTTTCAGATTTTTGAGGATGAAGGCTTTAGTGGTGGAAATACTAAGCGACCAGCATTTCAAAAAATGCTTAAATTAATTGAACTTAATCAATTAGATATAGTTATTTGCTACAAGATAGATAGAATAGCAAGAAATACTTTAGACTTCTTAAATACTCTAGAAAAGTTTAAAAAATCTAATGTTGAACTTATATCAGTTAATGAAGGCTTTGATCCAAACACTCAAATGGGTAAGATGATGCTTACTTTATTAGCTTCTTTTGCTGAAATGGAAAGGAGCAATATTCAACAAAGAGTTAGTGATAATATGTTGTCTATAGCTAAAAAAGGAAAATGGACTGGAGGAAGTGCTCCTACTGGATTTATAAATGGTAAGAATGGAGGATTAGAAATATCAAATGCTGAACTAATTTATGATTTATTTAATATGAAATATAATAATAATTTAAACTCTGAAATTATTTCTTATATTAAAGATAAACATAATCATACTTTTATTGGTACTACTTTAGCTTCTTCTTGGAGAAAGCCAATATATGTTCAAAGTTCCAAAGAAGTTACGTTATACTTAAAACATAAAGGATATACAGTTTTAGGTGAAGAAAACTTGATTAATTCATATCTTACTTATACTGATAAAAATTCTAAATATGCTGTTGTAAGTGATATACCAGGATTAATTGCTCCTAATATATGGATATCTGTTAATAAAAAAATGGATAAAAATATATCTCGTGAAGGAAATAGGTTCAGTAGTAAATACTGGCTAACTAAAACTTTGCGTTGTAATTGCTGTGGTAAAACATATTGTGGCCAGACTAAGAAGACAAAAACTAAATATTATAAAAAAGATGGTTCAGAAAAAATATACGAATCAGTTATAGATTATTATATGTGTAGGGATATGCTTCAAGGTAAACTAAAATCTTGTCCTAATACAAAAAGAATAAAAAAGGCTTATATCGAAGAAAGAATATCTAATTATATATATAAATTAAAAGATAAAAAGTTTTTTAGGTCTTCTTATAGTAATAATACAGTAAATAATAAAAAAATTATTTCATCGCTAGAAAAAAAATTAAAAACCATAGATAAAAATATTAACAATCTTACTGATAAACTTGCAATACTCAGCAATGAAGCTTCTATGTATATTATAAATAGAATTGAAATGCTTAGTACTGAAAAATCTAAAATAAAAGATGAAATAATAGAATTAGAAATGCAAGAGTTAAATAGCTTAAGTAATAATTATGATTTTGTTTTTTATAATATTCAATCATTTAATCGTAATATGAATGTAGATGAAAAGAGATCTAGTATTATGAATATATTTAAAAAGATTGTTTATGATCCTAAAACAGATACCTTTGAATATTACTTTAAATAACGGACTTTGGTTCGTTATTTTTTTGTTTAAATTAAAAGTATTGCACAACCACTATTATTAATTTATATACTAAATTATTCTGTTTAATTTTTAAATATTAACTAGAAACGAGAGGATTCCTTTTTGTAAATTAGTATATTTCCTTATTAAGTTCCATTCTCTTACTATAATAACCAATTAATATTGATTTAACAATATTGTCAAGTTCTATAACTTCCTCTTTATTATTTCTATATACTATAAGTTTCATTTCTGTATATTCCTTAAGTATTTCTATAATATTTTTTTCTCCAAAGTTCCGCATAAGTTACCTCCTTAAAATATTACTCTAAAGTACAATTTTTATATTCTTCAAATATATCTCGTCCACTAAATTCAT